GGCAACGTTCCAGCTGTGTCCGCCGCATACGTGGGTGACCGCGCTGGACGAGATGGGGCAGCCCGCGCGGGACGCGGCCGGGAACACGTGGCAGCTCTGCGGGGTGTGCGGGTTGAAGCAGCCGCCCCGCCCCTGCTGCTACCCGACCACGTGCGCAACGTGCCGCAGCGGCAGTCCGATCGGGGACTGCTGCCGGCCGCTCGGGGATGTCTGCTCACTGCACCACTGATTCCAGTTCATTTCAGGGGCAGGGTTGCTACTAGCAGCCCTGCCCCTGTAGTCTGTCTTCTGCAACCGCGAGACAACTACCGACAGGAAGTCGTGATGACCTTCAACCTTCGTCCGTACCAGTCCGAGGCACTGGCCGCCGTTGAAGCGCAGTGGGCCGAGGGGATCAACCGCCCCGTGATCGTCCTTCCCACCGGGGCCGGCAAGACGGTCTGTTTCAGCGGTCTGATCGCGGGCCACATCGAGCGGCTGCGGAAGCAGGGTCAGCGGGTCCTGGTCCTCGCCCACCGCGAAGAGCTTCTGGAACAGGCCGAAGCGAAGATCAAGGCCATGGTTCCCGGCATCTGGACCGCGATTGTGAAGGGCAACCGGGGTGCTCGCAAGCACCAGTTCGCGGACGTCGTGGTGGCCTCGGTGCAGACGCTCGCGCGCCCGAAGCGTCGCGCGGACGTGGACCGCATCGGTCTCGTCATCGTGGACGAGTGCCACCGCTACGCGTCCCGCACGTACCGGGAAGTGCTGGACCACTACGGGTGCATGGACGAGCGGGCCACCCCCACGGTCGGATTCACCGCGACGTTGACCCGCATGGACGGCGGACTGCCTGATGTCTGGCAGTCGGTGGCGTACTCGAAGAAGATTCATTGGATGATCAAGGAAGGCTTCCTGGTGGCGCCGGTGGCCCGGTCCATCGACGTGCCGGGGCTGAACCTGGCGTCTACCCGAGTGACGGGCGGGGACCTGAACACCGGGGACCTGGCGGCAGCGCTGGACGACAGCCACGCGTTCACCGCCATCGCCGAGACATGGTGCGCCGAGGCGAGCGAGCGGCAGACGATCGTGTTCATGCCGGACGTTGCCACGGCCGAGAAAATGGCCGAAGCCTTCAAAGCCGTGTGTGGCGCCACGGCCGAAGTCATCACGGGCGCAACCCCGAGCACCGAGCGGAAGGCCGCCTACGCCCGCTTCAACAACTTCGAGACCCGCATTCTTGTCAGCTGCATGGTCCTGACGGAAGGCTTCGACGCGCCGGACACCAGCTGTGTCATCATCGGCCGCCCGACGCTGAACCCGGGCCTTTACATTCAGATGGTCGGGCGCGGGCTGCGGCTGGCCAGCGGTAAGACGGACTGTCTCGTCCTGGACATCGCGGGCGCCTCGCTGAAACACAACTTGGCCGGCGTCAACGACTTGGAATCGGACTGCTCGGGCCGGTGTGACTGCAACTGCCTGTCATGTGGCTGCTCGGACCGGTGCAAGTGCGGCATCCGTCAGTGCGGGTGCAGGTGCGTCGAGCAGCACGAAGCACCGGGGAAGGCGTGCAACTGCGCCGGATCCGATCAGTGCGGGTGCGGCTGCCCCGGTGACCTGGACGGTACCGGGCTGGACGCGTGCGCTTGCGGTATCAACCCTGACTGCGCCTGCCGTGGGGAAGGCCCGGTCCAGGCGGACAAGGAAGTGGCCGTTGAAGTCCTGAAAACCTTGGTCGATGTGGACATTCTCGGCACCGAGCTGGCCGCCTCGTCTCTCACGTGGCTGACCACGAAAGCAGGCATTCGCTTCCTGCCGGTGGGCCAGGACGTCAACCTGTTCTTGCTGCCGGACCCGAACGCGCCCGGCCAGTTCTTCCAGGGGAAGGTCAGCGGGTCCACGTCCAAGGCCCTGGTGTCCCGGCTGGACGAGGGGTCCACGGATCCTTCAGCGGCCCGTCAGGCGATGGAAGACTACGCCAGGTCCACCGGTTACACCTTCAACAACCGGAAGGCGTCCTGGCGCCGGACACCGGCGTCCGAGGCGCAGATCAGCCTGTTGAAGCGGATGTCCGAGCCGATCCCGGAAGGGCTGCGCAAGGGCGACGCCTCGGACATGCTGGCCGTGGCGAAGGTGTCGCGGATCCTGGACGGGCGCTTCGGGAAGTACGTGTCCGCCGCGTGAGCCACCCCGCTACAGAGACAGCCCCGTGTCAGGTAGACACGGGGCTGTTGCGTGTGCCATCCTGGTGTTGCAACCAACCGCGAGAGAGGACCACGTCATGGCTGGTAAGAAGACGTACGAACAGGAACGCAAGGAACTTCACAAGAAACGTCTCGAACGCCAGGGGTGCGTTCGGTGCGGCCAGGAAGACGGCCACAAGCCGGGGTGCCTGCCGAAGGGGTACACCTACCCGCCTGGTTGGTGAGCAGCACCGCTACAGAGACAGCCCCGTGTCAGGTAGACACGGGGCTGTTGCGTGTGCCATTCTGGTGTTGCAACCAACCGCGAGAGAGGAACCACTATGAACGTCAACGTCATTAGCTTCGGGTACCTGCACGGGGCCCCGCCGGCCGCGCATATCGTGCTGGACCTGCGGCACCACTTCCGTGACCCGCACGTCAGCCCCGAGCTGCGGCACATGAACGCGCACGACCGGCCGGTTCTCGTGGCCGTTCTTCAGACCCCGGGTATCAAGCAGCTGATGATGGCTGTACAGGCTTCCGTGGGTGCCTTCCTGCTCGGGCCCACGAACGGCACGGTCACAGTGGCCGTGGGCTGCACCGGTGGCCGCCACCGCGCGGCGGTTTTCGCGGAAGTACTGGCGGCGGAACTCGGGGGCGTTCCGGTGACGCACCGGGACCTGTCGAAGCCGGTCGTCAACCGCGACAAGAACGGGGCCCGGTCGTGAGCACCGCAGGGAACGCAGCCGCTGCCTACGCCGCGCTGCGCACCGCCGCACACGTCGCAGATCACTGGTTCCAGACCAGCCACCAGGCCGCGCACAAGGCGGACGAGGGTGCGGCCGGGCACCGGGTCATGGCGGGCCACATCGCCTCGTACGCGGGCGCTCAGGCGGTCGCACTGGTGGTGGCCAACGGCCTGCTGGGCATGAAGCTGAAGCCGGGGCGGATCGCGGCGGCCGTGGCCGTCAGCGCCGCAACGCACTGGTTCATCGACCGCCGGTGGCCAGTGCGGAAGCTGGCCGAGGCGATGGGACACCAAGGGTTTCACGGCCTCGGCGGTCCGCTCGGCGGTGCGTACATCCTGGACCAGTCCGCGCATCACCTGATGGAAGCCGTGGCCGCAGTAGTGGCCGCGCGCCGCTGACCGAGAGAGGATCGGATCATGGCGATCAACGGGCTGGACGGGCTGGACGGACTGGACTGCTTCGGTGAACCTGAGCAGCCGGCACAGCTGCCGGCGTTCTACCCCGAGGTGGGCTGCAACGGTATCTGTCTCACCCCTGCGGACATCGGTTTGCCCGAGTATGGCGGCATCGCCTACGCGCACCCCGACTGCCCCGAGCACGGGGACCCGCTGGGCAACGAGGCGGACCCGACGTACGCGGACGCGCCCTTCGATGATCCGTTGGACACCTGACCAGCCACGACGACACACGGACCCCGGATGCGTAAGTTGCATCCGGGGTCCAGCTGTGCTTAAATGGCAACACTTACCAACAACGAGAGACAGGGACAGGGATCATGAATGCCACAACCGCATCTGACCTGCGGGACAGGACCACGGCCGCCGCCGCGCTGCTGCGTGTCCGCAACGACCTGAACAGCGCCGTGGACAACCTCTGCAACCGCACGGACGGTCTGCGGGACCAGGTGGTCAACATCCGCCCGAAGGGCCTGCTGACCGTGGACGAGATGGCCGCCGCGATCGGCCGGGACCGGAACTACGTGGACAGCATCTGGTCCGCGCACGGTGAGACCACCAAGGGCAAGCAGACGCGCGTGCCGGTGGCCGAGAACACGGACGCCAAGGCGGCCCGTACCGCGTACGAACTGCTGGCCGGCTCGGCGAACGACCTGAAGCGCGCGGCGGCTGCCGTCACCAAGGCTCGTTCCGAGCGTGACCGCGTGGTGGCCGAGGTCTATCGGTCCAAGCTGATCGGTCCTTCGGACATCGCTAAGGCGGTGGAAGTGGACCGCAACCACGTACTGCGGATCGCGCGGAAGGCCGGCGTCAAGCCGGTTCACAGGACCAGCAGCAAGAACCAGTACACCAGCGGCAACTGAGACCATCAGGGGACGGGAAGCAGTGATGATGGACAGCATCGGGCCCGTGGACGACACGGCACACTGGGCAAACATCGCGGCCGAGGAACTGGCCCGCGCGCTGGACCTGACGGGCATCGGCTTCATGGGGACCGCAGGGGATGAGGACGGTGACGTGTCCGTGGCCTTCAACAGCCTGGCGGACGCCGAAGCGCTGATGACCCTTGCGGTTCCGCAGTCGGCTGCCATCGGCGGTCTGTACGACCGGGCCACGTCGTCGTGCCTTACCATGGCGTCCTTTGCCGAGGCAGTCGAACCACCTTCGGACGAGCAGATCGAACACGCGATCGTCACCGGCTGGACGTGGACGATCCACCCGAACATGCGCGGGCGCCGCATGGGCTGGCACGTGAGCGTAGACATTCCGGCTGCGGACGCGAACCAGGTGACGGCCAACCTGAACGCGCTGCGGCTCGGGGGTGCGGTATGAGGACGTACCGTGTCGTTGGCCTGGACCTGTCCTTGACGTCCTCGGGCATGTCTGACGGCCGCCAGCACCTGGTCACGCAGACGCCCCCGGACAACCGTTTGGAAGCACGTCTGGACCGCATCGTTGGCCGGACCCGGCTGTTCGTCGGCGGCACGGCCGAGTGGCCGCAGGAAGCTGACCTGGCTGTGATCGAAGCGGGCGCGTTCTCGCGCGGGGCGCAGTCCGCCGCTGCCGAGCACCTGGCCGGGCTGCGCCTGATGGTCCGGCACCTCATGTATCAGCTCGGTATCCCCTTCGCCATGGTCACCCCCACGTCGCTGAAGCTGTACACGGCCGGCCACGGGAAGGCGTCGAAGGCGCAGATGGTCCGTGCGGTGGCCGCGCGCCACCAGGTGGACCTGTCCCACGTCCTGGTGAAGGACGGCCGCTACGACATGGCGGACGCGTTCGCGCTGGCCGCCATGGGCTACGCGTGGGCGAACCGGCCGCTGGTCACTGTGGGTCCGCCACCGCCTCGTCAGTCGATTCTGGCGGTGCCGTGGCCGGCCGCGCATCACCCGGATGTGGCGGCCGTTCCCGCACAGACCACCGTCTGAGACACATACCCGCTTCGGGGTTGCATCACTGACCCCGAAGCGGGTATCGTCATGTTCAGCAACCGACCGAAAGGAATGAACGATGGACGACAAGACCGAAAACGTACAGCTCACCGCTGACGTGGTGGTCACTTCGCTGTCCGGCTTTGTCGCGCTGGTGAAGCGCGGGTGGCCGCCCTTCGAGGGCATGTGGGCGCTGCCCGGTGGCTACGTTGACCCCGGTGAGCGGATCCGCGACGCTGCCGCGCGTGAGCTGGCCGAAGAGGCGGGCATCACCGTCCGGCCGGACCAGCTGGCCCGCGTGGACATCTTCGACGCGCCGGACCGTGACCCGCGCGGCAGGTTCGTGACCGTGGCGTATCACTTGGAAGTTGTGTCCGGAACGGGCATCGAAGCCGGTGACGACGCGGTGGACGTGGCGTGGTGGCCGCTGAACGCACTGCCCCCGCTCGCTTTCGACCACGCTGAGATCATCGAGACCGTGAAGGCCAGCTACCCGGCGGCACCGGCGCAGGAAGAGGTCTGACCGTGATGTTCCGTGAGACTCACCGTACGACCTGGTTCGTGACGTACATCCTGGTGTGGCTGTTGACCATGGCTGCGCTCATCCTGGACGCACCCTACTGGGTGTCAGCACTGCTGGGCGCCGCACTGCTGGCCGGCTCGCTCACCACGACACCCGCACCGCGCAACACTGCAACGAAGGTGTCGAGCGCCTGCGGCTGCGACCGTTGCGACCGGATGCGGGCCCGCCACACGAGGCGTCGCACCGACGCAACGGACGCGGGCTGACCTGCCGTTTCACGTGTTGCGCACCCCCGAAGCAATTCGTTGCTTCGGGGGTGTTGCATGTGAGGGGCAAGCCGTGTATCGTCTTCCTTGTAAGCAACCGCGACGAAGAAAGCAGGACATCATGCCGAAGACTCTGGCCCCCGCGAAAACCCCCGGTGTTGCCATCGCCCGAGTCCTGCGCGGCCTCGGCCTGAAGCAGGGACTGGACTTCCGCGTACGGGGTGGCTACAAGAACGGTGAACGGTTCGGCACAATCGTGTCGGTCATGGGTAGCAGCGCCAATCAGACGGTGGCCGACAACGCGGACCAGATTGAGCAGATGGCCGCTGATGCCGGATTCCACTTCAACGTCTCAATCCACTTCACCCCGTCCGGCATGGTGTGGGTGTGGGTCGCAAACCACGGTCAGCGGACGCGGGAAACGCACTTCCTGTCCCCGAGCGGCCGGACCGAGAACACTGCCACCGAGGCGCCGCAGCCCGAGCCGAAGCCGGTCATCCGTGCCACGCTCGGTGAGCCGCGTTCGGCGTTTGGTACCCCGGCGAGCACCACGGACCAGCACCTGTCCGAGCGCCGCAGCGGGAAGGCTGCGCCGTTCAACCCGTACACGGGTTTCGTCATGCAGGGTTGGGGCCCCCGGGTATGGGGTCGCACCGAAGCCGGTAACCACTGGTTCCACCAGACCAGCGAGCACGGCGCCCGCTTCAACTTGCGGCACCGCGTGGACGGACCGCAGGGGTCCGGCTGGTACATGGCCGGTCCGGGCATCGCCTCGTCCCTGTTCATGGCGGCCACGCTGAACGAGGCGGTGCCGGCCGCCGGTGAGACGCTGGACGGCCTTCAGTGGCTGACGCTGCGGATGGACAGCGCGCCGTTCTACTTCCCGAAGGGCCAGCGGGTCCAGGGCGTGGACAGCCACGGGGTCACGTGCATGGGCACCGTGAACGGGGTGGCGTGGGGTGCGGTGACCGACCCGAGCCACCAGAACTTCGGCCGCACGTGGGTGGACGTTGACTGGGACGAGATGCCGCACAACCGTGGCACCGGCCGCAGGTCCCGCCCGTTCACCTCGGACCTGATCAAGCACTAGTCACATGGGCCGGGGTTGCAACAGCGACCCCGGTCCGGTATCGTCGTCTCTGACAACCGCGAGAGAAAGAGGCATCCCATGCGCGCCTACCGCCGTATGTCCATCGGCCTGAACTTCCTTTTCGGCACGAACCAGCCGATCCGTAGCTGTGTGTACCTGGTGAACGGTGTCCGGTGCGGTCGCCCGCTGTACAAGCACGACCCGCGCTACTGTGCCCGCCACGCGGCCACCAACTGACCAGCACCGGAAGAAAGAGACAGCAACGTGATCGACGTCAAGAGCGCGAGCAGCCGTACCACAAGCAGCGTGACCCTGACCCTGACGGGCGCGCCGCCCCTGAAGGTTCTCTACACGAACCGGCAGATCGACCCTGGCCAGGTGTTCTTCAAGTACGAGTACGTGCCGACCACCACGGAAGACGGCTGGACCGAGCACACGTGGAAACTGGTCTCGGTCCGCGCCACGGGGGCACGGATCCTGAAGCCGGCCGCTGACGGGTCCCAGCGGCTCGGGGTGGAAATGCCGGCCTACGAACCGGTGCGCCTGAAGGACGTGCCTGAGTGGCTTCTGTCCTTGGCCCGCGAGGTCCGTCCGTCCGGCAGCGTGGACGAGGTGAACGTCTGATGGCCCGGTGTCCGGGCGCGGGGATGCGCTGCCAGCACGAGACCAGCAGGGGCTATGGCTGCCTGAATGTCGCCACCAACGGGCCATTCTGTTCGGGGCATGACCCACGCAACCAGTGCGGTCGCCCGACACTGGCCGGCACCCCGTGCAAGAGGCGCGCGGGCTGGAACGGCGGGCCCTGCACGAAGCACGCGTAAGACGTTTCCGCCCCGGTGTTGCACACACCGGGGCGGACCTGTATCGTCTTCCTTGTAAGCAACCGCACCGCAGAAAGTAGGACACCGTGGCGAATCCCGAAAGCTACACCATCGAGACCCCCGGCACCGTCAGCCGCGTGCCGCACTGGAACGTGATGCTGCCGCTCACCCTGGACGAATTCCACGTGCTCGGTGGCCGGCGACAGGTGACGCGGCTCTCGTTCGACAGCGAGCTGTTGGGTGACCGCATGACGTACCGGATCGGGTACGCGTCCCACTTCGGGTGGTCCGTCCTTCGGGACTGGCCGGGCTGGTACGCGGCGGTGCTGACCAGCCCCCGCGACTACGACGAGTGCGCGAAGTACCTGACCGAGTGCGTGGCCCCGAACCGCTGGTGGGGTGGCCCCAACCTGCTGATCGAAGAGTGGCGCTAAGAACTTTCAGGGACGGGGTTGCATCCGCAGCCCCGTCCCTGTACAGTCGTACTCACAAGCAACCGCACCGCAGAAAGTAGGGAACATCATGAGCGAGTTCAAGAACGACAGTGACGTCTTCGCCCCGAGCAACACCGGCACCCAGGCACACGCGTTCCTCGGGTCCCGAGGCGCGAAGCCGGGCAACCTGCGGGCCGCCTGCCGCGTGACGATTCAGCGCAGCGTGTCCGCCACCTTCACCAGCCTGGCCAGCGCCCGGAAGTTCTACAGCGTCTGCGAGAGCTGCGTGAAGCTGTACCTGGCGGCCGAGGCCCGTGCCGAGGCTTCCATGCAGCCGGCCACCGAGGCGGACGACCTGGGCTACGTGGCGCCGGTGGACGAGCGCACCAAGTCCGCCCCGAAGGTGACCACCGTTGACGGCCGTACGGTCAGCTTCGAGCCGAAGCCGGCCGAGGCCACCCCGCAGCACGAGCAGATGGCGCACCCGGACCTGTCCACCGAGGACGGCACCGTGACGCTCGGGCGGGACACGCTGACCCGGCGCGGTCCCTGGGCTGACGTCACGCTGGCCACCGGCCGGAAGTACGTCGTCAGCATGAAGGTGGGCCGGAAGGCCGACCACGGTACGTGGCGCGTGCTGTTCGACAACGTCACGTACTGGGCTGAGCGTGACGGCCGCAGCTTCGGGCCGACCCGTTCGGCGGGCGAGAACGACAAGCCGGGCAGCGTCGGGGGCCGCATCTGGGCACTTCTGATCGCCGCGAACATCGCCTAGAAACTTCCCGGCAGGGGGTTGCTTCGGTGGCCCCCTGCCGGGTACAGTCGTACTCGTAAGCAACCGAAACACAGAAGCAGGGGGAACCACCATGATTCAGCTCATCTTCGGCACCATCTTCGTCATCACCGTGCTGGACCTGTTCCGCGTCATCGACACGCCGGCCGGACTGGACCTGGTCCTGTTCCTCGTCCTCGTCGGCACGTTCGCGTTCCTCTTCGTGTCGCGGCGCATGAAGGACGAGAGCTGATGGCCGGCCTGAAGCGCGACGTTGACCGGATCATCCGGCAACTGCAACGGCCGGACTCGGGCTGCGACGTCGGTAAGACGAACCGGGGCCACTGGAAGGTGTCGAAGCCGGGGCGGCAGAACGTCATCATCTCGCCGCAGCCGTCCGACCCCCGGTCAATCCGCAACGCTCGGGCGGACCTGAGACGGTACCTGTCCGTGGACGTGTAACGCGCAACGCACCATCGAAACCCCGTCGCAACGCTGCGACGGGGTTTCGTCGCGTGTGGCTGCAACGCGCGCGGCACTGCGACAGAAACTTGTGCAACGGCATCGCGCTACGGGTTGCACCGTTGCATCAGACCTGCCATACTCAAAGGGCAGCACCGGGGGACCGGTACCGGTGGCACAGTTCCTGGGCCGGTCCCCATCCAAGACGCAACAACCGCGAAGGGGCCAACGACATGGCGCAGCACCGAACCACCAAGCTGGCGCACCAGGGCGTTGCAGTCGTCGCAGTGGCCGTAGCCGGCATTGTGGCCGCCGCTCAGAACGGCTACCCGGTGCACGCCGGCCTGGCGGCCTACGCCGTCTACCTGCTGACCAGCGGCCACGGCCGCCGTGTCGCATCCATCGTTCCGACCGCCCGTCAGGCGCTGCGGGCGCTCTGCTGGGTTGTCGTGGCGCTCGCCGTCCTCGCCGCCGCTCAGGGGACCACCGGTCCCGGCGGGGCGCAGCTTGGCTTCTGCCTGGCCGCCGCGCTCGCGACGACGTTGCGACTGACCCGCAACACCCGCTGAAACGCTGCAACACCCACCCGACAACCGCGTACCACCACTGGAAGGAACAGCCCGATGATCTGGAACAGGAAGCAGAAGCAGGACCCGCAGCAGGCGGGCGGCATGGGCGGGGGACAGATTCTCGTCCTCGTCCTGGCGTGCGTCCCGATGGCGGCCGTGGGCATCGCCGGGGCGGTCGCCACCTTCGTGAACATGGACCGGATCCTGAAGTCAGGCGCTTCCGCGCTCGGCATGGTCGCGGCCGGCGAGGGCGCAACGCTCATCTGCGCACTCGTCGCACTGGCCGTCACGCTGATGGGCCAGCACACGCCGACCGTGGTTCGTCTCGGCATGTGGCTGCTGCCCCTCGTTGCAGCCGTTGCAGGCGTTGCGATGGCGTCCGGCACCAACGAGCGCATCATGATGGCAGTCACCCCCATGGCGATGACTGCCGCCGGGGAAGGCGTCGCGTTCGTTGCACGCCGCGTCGTGGCCCACCGCACCGGCGTGGACATCGAGCAGCAGCGCCGCTCGGGCCTGCTGTTGTGGCACGCGAACCGTGCGAAGAACGGCGGGTGGCTCGGCCAGCGCATCTCTCAGGCGGCCGTGTGGCGGCTGACCAAGGCGTTCGCCGAGACGGACAACCAGCTGTCCGTTCAGCTCGGTGAGATCCAGCGGTACCGCATCTCGGACGGCGCTGACGCGAACCTGGCCTACGTCCTGGCCGGCCCCGTGAACAAGGGCCACAAGGCGCCGCAGCGGCCCGCTGTCGCCCCCGCAGCGCCTGTCCCGGCCCTTCCTGCCCCGAGCCCGTCCGAGCCCCGTACGCGGCCGTCTGCGGACGCCGAGGACGACGACCGTCACGCGGTTGCCGAGCCGAGCGAGCGTGACGCCGAGAACTTCGAGTGGATCCAGGGGGTCCTGAACGAGGCTCAGGCCACGGTCAAGGCGGACCCGTTGGTCAAGCTGCTGACGGTCGCCGAGGTGGCCAAGCTGAAGAACTGCGCGGAAGGCACGGTCCGCAGCTGGAAGCACCGGGGGAAGCTGCGGGTGCATGACACCGTGGACGGTTCCCCGATGTTCCACCCGGACGACGTGGCGAAGCTGGACTGACCAGCCGTTTCACCCGCGTTGCACGCCCCGGCAGAAACTTTCTGCGGGGGCGTTGCGCTGCCTGGCCGCAGCCTGTAGTGTCTTCCTTGTAAGCAACCGCAGCGAAGGAAGCAGGGACATCATGAACGTATGGGTGGTTCTTAAGGGCGAGTACGCCGATTCTCAGGTGGTCGGGGTGCTGACGGACCAAACGAAGGCGGAAGACCTCGCCCGACAGACCCGTGACCTCGTATTTGACGACGCGGTCACGGTGCTCGGGCCCTTCCAGCCCGCCGGCTCGATCGCGGCATGGCTGCCCCGGGAACCGGACGAGTACCCCGAGTACGATGACTGACCAGCCACGATGACGCCCTGGGGCCCGTGCTCGCACCGGAACTAAGCGGAATCTGTACCGGACCCCCTGGCCTGCTGGCCAGGGGGTCCGTTTGTTCGGAAGTTGCAGTACCCGGAAGGCGTACGGGTGCGCGCGGGTACGACGGTTGGAACGGCTGGAACGCCCGACCCCCTATCCACCCCCGGCAAATGATCACAAATCGGCCGTTCTCGCACGTGAGAACGGCCGGGAACATGATCGAGAACGGGCGTTGGAACGGCCCCGGGAACGGCCCCTCACCTGCTGCTCTGTGCGAACGGGGCAACATCGTGGTACAGTCACCTGGCAACCCCTAACCGGAACCACCAGGAAGGACAGGACCGTGGACGCATTCGACACACCGGCGCTTATCCCCGAGCTGAAACAGAAGCCGCCCGGACCCGGCTTGACGGACCGTCTGGCGGACCGTCTGGCACTGGCCGGCGAGACGCTGTCACACGGGCTGGACGCGGCCGGCAAGCCGCTCACCGTGCCCGCGCAGCGCTGGTTCAAGGAAGCCGCCGAGCGGGACGAGAAGCGGACGGACGAGGCGCGGAAGGCGCTACTGGAAGCCAACCGCAACCGCCGGGACGCCATGCGCGATCTTCGCCGGGACCGGAAGGCGTTCGAGAACGCGCGCGGCGAAGTCGCGTGGTGGAACGTCTTCAACGGTGAGCGCAGCGCCGCTCGCGCCGTGGTCCGTGATACCCGTCAGCTGGCGGCCGAGGCCCGCTCGGTACGCCGCGAAGCACGTCGCGCGTTCCCGATGACGCTGCCGCAGCTCGCGGTGCGCTGCCACGCCGCGCACCTTGGCGCAACGGGCCTGTGGTCCCTCGTCTCGGACAGCGTTGCGTCCGGCGTCGCAGTCGGAACGAGCGTTGCAGCGATCGCCTTCAACGTCGCCACGGTGTGGCTCGGTGGCCGCCACGTGTCGCGCGACACGGTGGGCGAGGCGTTGGAAGCGTTGCAGCCGTCACAGGACGAGCGGCGTCTACTGCAACGCCTGGAACCGAAGGAATGGGCCCGCGTCGCAGAGCCGCGCGGCCTGTCCGACGTCGTTGCAGGGGCCGCGACGCTGACCAACTCGGGGATCCAGGTGAAGCTGACCCTGAACGGCACCATGGACCTGGCCACGTTGCAGAAGAAAGATGCTCAGCTGCGGGCCGCGTTGCGGCTGCGTGAGGATACGCGGATGGAACTGCGCGAGGGGAAGACGGGCGGCCACGTCCGGATGACCCTGCGTACCCGCAGCACGGCGGACGGGCTGGACATGACGGGCTGGAAGCCGGGTGACGCGTGGGCTGTCAACACGATCACCGGCGAGACAGTTCCGGTCCCGCTCGGGAAGCGGATCCTGTTCGCGGGGACGACCGGTGCGGGCAAGTCCTGGTCCGCCCGTCCGCTGATGGCCGAGGCGTCCGAGCACGATGACCACCGGCTGGTCATCTTCGACCGGAAGTACATCGAGGCGCGCAACTGGGAACACCGGGCACGGACGGCCACCGAGCTGGACGAGATGCGGGCCCTGTGCGAAGAGCTGATCGCCGAGGGCGAGTCGCGGTTGCAGCTCATTCCGCGCGGTGAAGACGTGGTTTCGATCAGCCCGAGCCGGCCGCGCATCACCGTCTTCGTGGACGAGGGGGGCGAGCTGATCAGCGACAGCAAGGCGAAGCACCCGAAGGACGAAGAGGGCCGCTCGGACTACCAGGACATCATGACGTCCATGCGGACCATCGCCAGGAAGTACCGGGCCGCTGAGATCATCCTGGTGTGGTGCACGCAGAAGCCTGCCCTGTCCGGCGAGGGTCACGGCCTGGACTCACAGATTGCGGGCCAGCTCGTTCACCGGCTGTCGCTTGCGCTGGCCACCACAACGGACGCTCAGGTGGTTTTCGGCAACGACGCGATCGAGAAGGGGTGGAAGGCCAACGAGCTGCCCATGCCCGGGTTCGCGCTGTTCCGGAATCAGGAACTCGGCACGAAGTCGGTCCCGCAAATGATGAAGATGCGGGCCATGTCCCCGGCGAACGTGATCGCGCTGCCGCCCCGTCCCATCTGGCGCCGCGAAACCGGCCGCGCGTCCGCTGCGGACGTCACCGCGCGGAAGGCGATCGAAGCGGACGCACAGGCGCTCGCGGCCACCACGCTCGCGGACCCGTGGGCCGGCAAGGACGTGGACACGGACGGCGACACGGTGACGCTGCCTGTCCTCGCGGCCCCGAAAGAGCGGGTGTCGTCCGAGGACCGGGACGACCAGATCATCCGCATCCTGGAAGATGACCCGTGCCAGACCATGTCCGAGCTGGCCCGGCTGACCGGCGCGAGCAAGTCCGTGGTGAAGCGGCGGCTGGACCAGATGGAAGTGGACGGCCTGGTCATACGTGACGAGGACGGGTGCTGGCACCCGGTAAGGTAGCCGCCAGTCCGCTCACCGCGAAGCCCACCAGGACCCGTCCCCCTGGTGGGCTTCGTCACGCTCGGGTACAGTTGCAACATGACAACTGCGACGCACACCGAGACCGTGGCCGCCATCGCTGCCGCCCCACGCCCCGACACCTTCCAGTCCCTGCCGCCTATCAGCTTCGAAATGCGGCTAGAGCTGTCGCACGCGGCCATGGCCGTCCTGCTCGACATCCCCGAGGACACGCAGACGGCGCTGTCCGCCGCGCTGAAGGAAGCGGACGGGCTGGCGGTCGCGGGCGTGCTGGCAGAGCAGCAGCGGGCAGCACAGCAGCGGCCCGAGCTGTTCCAGTCGCAGCCCATCCTGAAGGCTGCCGGTGACCTGATCCGGGCACGTGGCTGGACCACTGGCGCGTTCGACAACGGCACCGCGATGTGCGCCATGGGCGCTATCCGCACCGCGACGCGCGGTGACAACTGGTGGTATCAGCCCGTGCCTGCCGGTGAACAGGAAGCCGTTCTGGTCCTGCTGGACCGCATCGCTGATGAGTTCGGCCCCGGTCTCTCGGTGCCCGGCTGGAACGACCGGCAGGACAACGTAAACGACGTCCTACGGCTGCTGTACTGAGCGGGTACCCTGGACACGTCCCGTCCTTCCCTGCGGTTCCGGTGGTCCCTGCGGTAGGTGGGTTGCGCAGAACGGCCCCTGCTGGCGTCTCGTCCAGCGGGGGCCGTTCTGTGTCCGGGCCTCGGTACGCTGGACCCGCCACCGATGAAGGGACGGACCCATGACGGGCATCGCTCAGGAAGTGCTGGACCAGCAGAACCTGGACCGGGCCATCAGGCTGCGGGTGCGCGGCGCGCACTGGAACGAAATCGCGGACGCCTGCAACTTCTCGTCCCCTGCTGCCGCGTTGCGCGCCGTGGGTACGGCAATGGCCGACGCCACGCGCCGCACCGAAGAGACGGCTGACCAGATGCGCGACACGGCGAACCTGCGGCTGGAACACCTGCTGAAGTCCACGCTGGACATGCTGGACGCGGACGCGCCCACGGCCTATGACCCTGACGGGAACGAGCTGACGCCAGATGACCGGGCCGTCAAGCTGCGTGCCGTGGACGAGGCGCGGCGCCTGATTCTTGACCAGGCGCGTCTGAACGGCGTGGACAAGCCGGTAAAGGACCCGAACGGCGGGGACGACGTCCCGACCATCCGCATCATCGGCATGTCCCCGGATGAGCTGCTGTGACCACGTACGAGCCGCGCGGTGGCGCGCTGGAACTGCTGAAGGCCCGGGACGAAACGGTCCTTGTCTCGGGCCCGGCCGGCACGGGCAAGTCAGTAGCCGCGCTGATGAAGATTCACACCACCAGCCTGTTGGTGCCGGGTCTGGTCACCCTGCTGTTGCGGCAGACAGCCGCGTCACTGGGCCCGTCCACGCTGCGTACCTACGAACAGTTCGTGGCCGCTCAGGAACTGGCCTCGGGCCACGTGGCATGGTTCGGCGGCAGCGGCTCGAAGCCTGCCGCGTACCGGTACACCAACGGGTCTCTGATCATCCCCGGCGGCATGGACCGTCCGGGCAAGTTCCTGTCCATGGACGTAGACCGGGTTTTGATCGACGAGAGTAACCAGGTGTCCGTGACCGGGGTGGAAGTCGTGGCCACGCGTCTTCGCGGAAAGTCAGCGACGTACAAGCAGATGGTGCTACTGACCAACCCGGATCACCCGGATCACCACCTGCTGAAGATGGCGAAGGACGGCCGGGCCCGGCACATCCACTCGCTGCACGAAGACAATCCGTACCTGTTCGAGCGGGACGGCACGCCGACGAAAGCAGGCGCGGACTACCTGGCACGCCTCGGGGCGCTGACAGGCGTGCGGAAGCTGCGGTACCTGAAGGGCATCTGGGCCGCCGCTGAAGGCATGGTCTACGAGGACTGGCGCGAGGACGTCAACGTCATCGACTGGTTCCCCGTGCCGAAGGACTGGCCGCTGTTCCTCACCGTGGACTTCGGTTACAACGACGCGTTCGTGTGCCAGTGGTGGCGCACCGACCCGGACGGCCGCATGTACCTGACGCGTGAGATCCACCGTTCGCAGGTACTGGTGGAAGACCACGCCGCGCACATCCGCAGCATCATGGAAGAGAACGAGGACACCGAGCCCGCCCCGTACGCCGTGGTCTGTGACCATCAGCTGGAAGACCGGAAGACGCTGGAACGCCACCTGCGTATGCCGACCGTGCCGGCCAAAAAGGGAATCAGCCGGGGGATCCAGCTCACACAGGCGAGGATGCGCCCGCAGGGTGACGGCAGGCCGCGCATGTACGCCTTCCGTGACGCGGTACTGGGACGGGACGACGCGGCCAAGGCACGGGACATCCCGCGCGGCTGGTGCGCCGAACTGCCCGGCTACGTCTGGCAGACGGTCCGGGGCACGGACGGGATCCCGAAGGAAGTGCCCGTGGACCGGAACAATCACAGCCTGGACGCGGGGCGTTACGCGGTCGCTCACCTGGACTGGAACGAGGCGGCCAGGCTCGGTAACCCCGCCGCACAGCCGCAGTCCGTACCGGCCGCCAGCGGCTCGCCCTGGTCCGCCCCGGTGGGGCGGTAGTCTGTACACGAGTCACAACCACCGGAACGACGAGAGGGGCCCACCGTGGCCGGAACGTCCCGCACGTTCGAGATCAGGACCGACCCGCACGAAGCGGTGATTGGTCCGCACACCCTGCTGCTGGAACCTGAAGTAGTCGGCGCCGAGTTCGCTCAGGCGTACGCCGCGCTGCGGGAAGTCCAGCGGAAGGTCAAGGCGGCCGAGCCGGCGAAGGGGTCCAGCACCAAGCACGCGAAGGGTGACGGCCTGAACGCCGAAGTCCTGATCGAGCTGTCCGAGGCAATGCGCGTCTTCGTCCGGAAGTTCATGCTGCCGGACTCACAGGCCGTCTTCGACGGCATGAAGGTCCCTGACCGGGTTCTGGTCAAGCTGATGGAATACGTGGCCGAACTGTACGGCGGTGGTTCGGGAAACCAGGACGCCGATGGTGGCACGTCTTCCGGCTGACAGCCACTCTGGCGGACACATGGGACGACTGGTTCGGCCAGCTCACCGTGACGGGTGTGGATCCTCGCCGCTGGGACCTCGGTCAGCTGCTTGCCGCGTTCGAGTCGACGTTGCGGCAGCACTCGAAGGACGAAGCCGCGTGGAACCGCACCCTGGCGTCACTGACGGCGGAACCGAAGGAAGTGCGCGAAGAGCGGCTGGCCGCGACTCGCGCAGCGGTGGCGGCCGGTGCGCCACCGCCTGAAGCACCGAACCGTATGACCGTGGACGACGCGGAAGCCATGCTGGCCCGTTTCGCGGCCTCGGACGCACAGTACGGGTGAAGACACAGCAGGGCCCCTGCCATCGCGGCAGGGGCCCTGTTCTGTGCTGTCTCAGCTGCAATCCGGGATGACCAGCCACCCCGGTTCGGCGAGGCCACTGTATCCGGCCGCTTCAGCGAGCGCCTTCAGCGCTTCCGTCCGGCCTTCCGTGTTCACCTCAGACAGGACCCGGAAGGACCCCAGCTTGGCTTCCACCGTCTCGCCCGGTTCACGCGCGGTCAGGAACAGCTGGTCCCGGTCGTAATCACCTGCGGACAGGTATCCCAGCAGCCGGCTGTCCAGGCCTTCCGTGTGACTGATCACCGCGTCCAGCCACACACACTCGGACTGGATATGCCCGGTCTGGTACTGGTCCGCAGGGACGTGAACGCCGTAGGCGTGGTAGGTGCTGTGGCTCATGCCCATGGTGTGGGCCCCTTCACTCGGTGTCGTCGCACTCATGGATAACGGGCCGGTCGTCCCCGTCCACGATGACCAGACCGTCTTCCTCGTTCCACCAGCCGTCACCGGACGCCCCGCAGCCGCCGCATTCCCAGCGGCCTGCAAGGCTGATACCGGCGTGTCCGCCACCCGTCACAGCGGTTACCGCCGTCCAGCCGGACGCGGCGCGGGTGCGGCCGGCTTGTTGACGCCGCCACCGCTGGTACCCGGCTTCCGCAGGTCCACCTTCGGGGGCGGTGCGATCTTCGTGGACGGCGCCTTGTACCCGTTGGCCGAACGCGCCGACTTCGGCACCTGCGACGCAGGAACGATCTTCCCCTTCGGGCTGCCGTAGTGGTAGTGGTGGTCCGCGCCCATGAACATGACAACCGGCGCCGCATTGCGGCAGTCGTCACGGTCCTCGGTGCCGCAGCCGGTCAGCAGCACCACCCCGAGCGCCGCAGCGCTCACCGTGGCGAATGCGGCCGTATGCCTCTTCTGCATGGTCCCCGTCCCTTGTTCGTGTGGTTGCGTTGCCACCATGATGCACCAACAGACGGGGCCGTGTCAACGGCCCCGTAGACTGACCGGGACTGCTGCGCGCTAGGCCGGGTCCGCCCCATACCACCGGAAGGGACGGGACCCCGTGGCGGACGAGGAACTTGGTACCGGCAGCGTCACCATCACCCTGGACGACTCGGCAGCCGATGCCGGGCTGAACCGGCTGGCCGACCGGATCGAACGCGCGCTGGACACGGCCGCGCGTGACGGCGCCCGCCGGATGGAACGTCAGCTCAACAACGCCATCCGGCGCATTACCCCGCTCAGCACGTACGTTGATCTGGACGTGTCCGAGGCACGGGCTGAGCTGGACGCGCTCGCCGGTTACGCCACCACGGTCAACGTGACACCCGAGGTGGACCGGGACCAGTTCATTAACGCGATCCAGGCCGCGCTGGTCGGTGCCACGGTTCAGGTCAACACCATCCCGAATCTGGACGGGTTCGACGCGGCGATCCGCGCGCACAACACGCCGACCATCACCGTGGACGTCAACGCCGACACGGACCGCGCTGAAAGGGCCATCAGCGGGCTCGGGCGCGCACTCGGGGGACTGTCATCACTGGCCGGCGCGGCAGGCAGCTTCGCCGCGCTCGGAACAGCAGCAGCGGGCGCCGTGTCCGGGGTTGTCGCGCTCGGTGCCGCCCTTGCCCCGGCAGCCGGACTGATCGCGGCCGGACCCGCCGTGGTGCTCGGGTACCAGACCGCGCTGGCCGGGCTGAAGCTGGCGGTCCTCGGCGTCGGTGAGGCGTTCGGCGCGGCGCTCACCGGGGACGCTGAAGAGTTCGGCGACGCTATCGAAGACCTGTCCCCGAAGGCACAGGCCGCTGCGAAGGAAGTCCGCGCGCTGAAGCCCGCGTTCGAGGAACTGCGCGCCACGGTGCAGGACAGCTTCTTCGAGAAGATCGAAGGGGACATTACCCGCACGGCCGAGGCGCTGGAAGGCCCGTTGACCAAGGGCCTGTCCGGCATCGCAGAAGGGTGGGGAAAGGCCGCTCAGAACGCTCTGGGCTACGTTCAGGGGGCCGCTGGCGTCAGCAACGTGACCAGCATCCTCGGGGCCTCGGAATCCGCCGTGGACGGGCTGGCAGCCACCACCAACCGGCTGACGTCCGGCTTCCTTCAGGTGGCCGCGTCGGTGTCCGATGCGTTCGGCGAGCGCTTCGGCTCGGCACTCGCGGGTGCAGGCCAGTCGCTCGGGGCGTTCCTTCAGAACGCGGCGAGCAGCGGGCAGGCCGTGGCGTGGGTGGAAGGCGCCCTGGCCGTCTTCCAGCAACTGGGCGGCATCATCCAGAACGTGGGTTCGATCCTGTCCAGCGTCTTCGGCCAGGCGGCTGCCGCCGGTGGGGGACTGCTGGCCAACTTCGAGCGACTGACAGGCCAGTTGGCCGACTTCCTGAAGTCGGCGGAAGGCACGCAGATCCTGGAATCGATCTTCAGTCTTCTGGCCGGTGTGTCTCAGGTGCTGAGTGCTGCGCTCGGTGCGGTGCTCACCGTGGTCAAGGCAGTCGCCCCTGCCTTCACACAGATCGTCAACGCCATTACCCCGATCCTGCCCGTGGTGGCCGACTTGATCAGTCAGCTCGCGTCCGGGCTGGCCCCCGTGATCGCCGAACTGGCCGGCGTGGTGGCTGACGTCCTGACGGCTGCTCTGGACGCGATCCTGCCGATCCTGCCGCCCATTATCGACGCCTTCCTGACGCTTGTAACCGCCGTGTCCCCTTTGATCCCGATTTTGGGTGACGTCCTGTCCAGCGTGATCACGGCGCTCGCGCCGCTGCTGCTCACGCTGGCCGAGACGGTAGGCATGATCGCAACCGCGCTGGCGCCGCTGATCGCTCAGCTGATCGAGGGCTTCGCCCCGATCCTGGAAGCGATCGCCCCGATCATCGGCCGTCTGGTCGAAGCGCTGGCGCCACTCATCAGTCAACTGGTCGCGGCCCTGCTGCCGATCCTGCCGCCGCTGGTTGACGCCTTCCTGGCCGTCCTGGAAGCGGTGCTGCCGCTGCTGGACCCGATCATTGCGCTGGTCGAAGCGCTGGCGCCGCTGGTGGCCTTGATCATCGAAGCCTTGGCCCCGGTCGTCGAATTCGCGGCAGAGATCATCAAGTGGCTGGCGCTGAACGCCGTGGTGCCGGTGATCGAGGGGATCGTGAAAGTCCTTACGAAGATCATCGAAAAGGCGACGGAAGTCATCACATCCATCGTTGATTTCGTCACCGAGTTCAAAGAGAACTTCAGTGACATGCGCGATGACACGGTACAGACCGTGCTGGACCTCGTCGATCAGGTGACAGGATTCTTCGAGCAGCTGTGGACCGACGTGACCGGATGGGTGTCCCAACTGTGGGAAGACGTCAGCGGGTTCTTCACGGACGGGTACGACGACGCGGTGTCCACCGTGTCCAACCTGCTGTCCGACACGGTCCAGTACTTCCGGGACCTGAAGGACGGGGTGATCTACCAGCTGGCCCTGTGGGTCGTCGCGGCCAAGCAGAAGTTCGACGACGCGAAAGCGCGGATCACCGGCGTGGTGTCCACCACGGCGAGTGACGTGGTGCGGTACTTCCGCGAGCTGCCCGGCCGGATCCGGACCGGGCTAGGGGACCTCGGGTCCACGCTGTACAACGCGGGCAGGGACCTGCTTAACGGGCTGAAGAACGGTGTCATCTCGGTGGCACAGAACCTGATCAACGCGGTACGCAACACCGTGTCCGACGCGGTTGAGTCGGCCAAGAACTTCCTTGGTATCGCCTCGCCGTCGAAGCTGTTCTACGAAATCGGACAGAACACCGGGCAGGGCCTTGTCAACGGCATCGACGCCATGGGCGCGGCCGTCTCGTCCGCGTCGCGGCAGATGGCCGGCAAGGTGGCCGAAGGGTTCAGCAGTCCGATCGGCGCGGCCATGTCCACGGCTGCCGGTCCTACCATGGGCTGGAAGCCGGGGGACCCGCTGGACCGGCCCCGCTCGGAAGAGTCGATGCGCCGCGCGATCGAAAACGGCCGTAGGCAGCGCGTGAAGGAAGCGCAAGGGCTGGTTGCCAACTTCACCATCAACGAGGTGGGGGACGGCGAGGCAACGGCGCACCGGGTTCTGTCCCGGCTGGCCAACGCCTCGGGGCTGGCCCTGGTGGGCTGACGCAACGTCATGGGGCCCCGGCCACCGGACCCGGGGTGCCGAGGCCCCATGACGTTGCGTGTGCGGCAGAAGTGGGCAGAAACGGCCAGCGCTCTGACCTGCGGTTTGGCAGAACTGGCAGCCAAAACCAACCTTCCCTATGTGATGTATTTTTACGTCAGGTACCTACGGCATCACCCCACGCGCCCACCCGCGCGCAATGTGTAACTGCCGCCCGTACCCCACCACATACGCGTTCATATGAAAGGGTTGGTATTCGCTGCCATAACGGACTGACCTGCGGTTTCTCTCGGCTCGTTTCTGCCACACCCGCAACCTTGTGGGGTCCCCGCCAGTATCTGGGGCCGTCCAGCAACCCCGGTAAGCTGGCACCACACCGGAACGGACGAGGGGAACGACATGCAGAACCTGGCGGTGCTGGCGGCACTCGGTTTCGCGGCCTACCGCGCGACCCAGCTGGTTGTCTGGGACAGCATCGGGGACAAGCTGCGGGGAACACCTGACAGTTGGCTGGAACGCTGGTACATGGACGGCATCCGCCCCGGCAGGTCCAACCGGTTCCGCACCTTCGTGCGTCAGCTGATCGGCTGCCCGTACTGCACCGGTTGGTGGCTGTCGATGATCACCACCCTGGTCTATCTCACCGCAGCCGGCCAGTGGGGACAGGCGTCGCTGATAGTCCACGCCGTCGAATGCTGGGCGGTCGCGGGAATCCAGGCACTGTTGAACCGCTGGGACGACTCGCGCCCCGGCCACCAGCCGAAGGGGGAATGACTCGCCCATGGGCGCAATCCAGAGCATCACGGCCGCAGCTACGCGGATCCTGACGAAGAGCAAGAGCAGCGGCGGGGGCAAGAACAACGGGCAGTCTGCTCTGGCGTGGGACTTCTTCGAGACTGTTCC